TTCTTACTAATTAATAACATCAAATCAGCTTCTGCAGCCTTACCTGTTTTACTACCTTCAAGCATAGATTGATTAACATTTATCTTTCCTTCTGCTTCTGCTGATAGTTGTGACATCCATATGATAGCACAGTTGTACTTCTTGGCGATGTTTCTTGCATGAATTGCCGCCTCCTTTAAATAGATGTCTGACCTCTCTGAACCCATGCTCGCAAACTTGTCACCCATATCAAGCACTATGATATCAGGGTTAACACTCTTAGCTAGTTGCTCTACATATTCCATTCTTTTATCTGTTGCATCTTTAATAGATAGCAACTGCTTTACAGGTTCATAACGACTGAGTGCCACCTTTCTGTTCTCTAATACTTGGTCACTCGACATGTTAGATTTACAGTACAGGTAACGTAAGCCAACTCTCTTGTACGCTTCTTCATTACATAACACCACACACTTAGCCCCTTGGTCTATAAAGCCACCCTCTGACGCTATAATACTAGCGTGAAAGGAAGTCTTACCTGTGTTTGGTCTAGCCCCTACAATAACAAAGTGTCCCCCACTCAGTCCCTCCACCCTTCTAGCAAGAGATGGTATGTTAAACTTCCATTGATACTTTACATTCAAGTGGTCAACCAATGTGTCAAAGCTAATGTCATCACCTTCAAACTTAAAACTAGGAGTGAAGTCATCTTGATAGCTATCTAATATGTTCCGTAATGGTTCAAGATTACTTTTAGTTCCGTTCACATAGTCAAAGCCAAGGTTAGCTATCTCCTCACCAACCATTTGTTGAAACAGTTTAGATAAAACTTCTTTCGCTATATCGTTATTCATTGGTTCTTCTTTTGATAACTTATTAAATAGAACCTCGTAAGATGTTTTGTTGGCTGAAGTCATCGTCCCATTGTCAGAAAAGAACAAGGCTTGTAGTTCTGTAAGGGATAAGTTTCTTTCGTGCTTGCTCATCGCTTGATCTAGTGTACCCTTAATCTTTCTAACATCTTTACTAAATAGTCTGTCAGGACATCTACTACCTTTGTGTTCATCATAAAAGTCTTTCTGCATTAAGCTTCTTATTAGTGCTAACTCTATCATTTTTTATAATCCTTTTTTAAATATTTTAATGCTTCTTCTACTACATCTGCACTATCGTTAAATCTTCCTAGCCCTGTGTTACAGTTGTTACATATCCAAGCACGAAACTTATGTGTAGTATGATTATGATCTAATGCCCACACCGATCTATCAGGGAACTGTCCATTAATTGTTAACTGCTCTTCTGTTTTCTTACAAATGGGACAACAGTAATTAGGGTCAATAGGCTTTGGGTTCTCTATCATAAGTTGTTTGCGTACAGCAATCTTCTTATCTGAACAGTCTTTACATTCGGTGCGATAAGACTTGCCGCCCATCTGCAATCTGTATTCTGATATGTGTTTCTCCTCATTACACTTGGAACATATACGATAATCTCCTGATAGTGATGGCTTTTTTATATCAAAGAGTTCTAGCTGTTCATCATCCATATTAACTCACCATTTCTCTTAGTTTGCTAAAGTCGTTCTCTCGTTTGTATTTTAAATCATCTTCGATCTGTAGTCCATAAACTTCTGATGGATCACAGTAACTTTTTAATTCTTTGGTGTACTCTATGGTCTTTCCTACAGCGTCAGGGTCAAGAGCCACAATAACCTTATCAAACCCATCAAGATACTCTTTATGTTCCTTCAGTAAACTAGTCCCTAGTAAAGCCACTCCTGTTACTCCTATAAGGTTCTCTCCCACAACTGTAGCTGATACAACATCTTCAACAACAACAGCTATACTTTGACTAGGCTTGATACAATAGGAATAATATTTAGCTGTCCCACCATACTTATACCACTTTGGCTGTGCGTTATATAAAGCCCTACCTATTGCGTCAACAACTCTGCCGTTCTTGTGTATGGGAAACACAGCCCTTTGACTTTTACAATCATATAACAATTCTATATTTAAATCCCAACGTCTTTTAAACCTTTGAACGTAAGCGTTGTTGCCATCAGTTATAAACTCAGGCATCTCAAACCTTTTAGGCTCTACTGTTTCTTCTATGCCTTGTATTTTATTCTTTATAGTATCCACCAACATCGGAGTTAGTGTTGCTCCTTTCACATCACAACTGTTTCTGTAGCAATTATATAGTATCAATCCATCTCTATTGGTAGCTGTAAACTTCTTTATGCCTTTACATATGGGACAATCCATAGTGATAGTCTCACCCTCTTTAACATTTAGCTCTCTGATAAAATCATTAGTAGGTTTGCTCGCCATTTTTACTCTCCTCCCTTCTGTCTAAAGCATTTGCAGCCGATTTGTATGTGTGTTTAATATAAGGACGCATTGAGTTAGGGCTGTTGTGTCCTGACACAGCCATGATTTGTGTAGTGTCCACTCCTGCTTCAACCATTTCTGTTATGGCTGTCCTTCTCATGTCCATCGCTGTCAGGTCTTTAGGTAATCCTGCTACCTTCTTAACCTGATTTACCTGTACACCAATGTCTATATCGCTGTATATAGCGTAGCGTCCCCCTCTAGGATAAGGGTGTGGGGCAACATACTTTTGAAAGCCAAAGTCTTTACGCTGTTGTTCCAACATTCTGTGCATACTATCCTTGATAGGTAGATGAACCTCTGCCCTTTTCTTAGACTGCTCCAAGTCAAGTCTGCGTTCCTCAAAGTTTATGTTGCTCCACTCCAAGGTTCGCATATCGCCTATCCTTTGGGCAAAGCTATAAGCCATGTGAACTATCAGCCCTATACTTCTCCACTTATATTCTCCGTAAGCTGTATCCAAGAACAAACGTACTTGATCTTCCGTCCACATAACCTTCCTTGGTTGTGTCTGCATCTTGGTAACATGCTTCATTGGATTGTTGGGTATCAACTCTAGCTCTACGGCTGTGTTAAAGAGAACAGAACTGACTGTAGCTGTCATGTTTGCTGTCCTAATTCCACGATTTAGCCATTGTTGGTACGCTTTTTTGCACTCAGACACGCCAATCTTCCCTAGAATAGTGCGTCCCATTGTAACTTTGGGGCTGAAAAACGTCTCTACAGCCCTATTAATACAGTAATCATAGTCCCTTTGGGTTCTATTCCTGAGTGAAAGGAACTGTGGAGTTGTCTTATAGTAGTCCACTAAGTCTTGAAAAGTTTTAATCGTCATGGCTAATACTCCATGCCATGATGACAGCGATTATATAAACTATTAGTAATGCTAAGTATCCCATCACTTCATCTCCTTTGGTTTAGGTAAAGGTAGTCTGACTTCTACTACTTTCTTTTGTCGCCACATTACTGTACGTTTTCCGTTACCTTCAAACGCAATCGCCAGGGCATCTTTACTTACAAAACCAGGGTCTAATTCCCAAACATACCCTTCCTTCTTGTTCTCTCTAGCTTGGTGTATAAACTCTTTGTTTTGCTCAATAAAAATTAATGCTGCAAATCCTAAAAACATATCTGTCATATCATTTCTCCCATCTATAAAATATATGTCTATCAATTCGTGTTGTTCTTGTCTTAGTCTTAGCCCACTCAGGACGCACATAGGTTGCGTGGTAATGTGTTGCTCCTTCTGTAACATCAAGAACAATAGTCTTGGTTAACAAAATAGATGCGTGTTCTAAGGCTAGACTCCAAGTTCTACTGTCAAAGTCAGGCTCATCTTTCTTGCCATCACAGTACCATGTAAACTGACACTTCCAACGTATAGGTTTGTCTGACTTCTTGTACGTCACAGCCTGTTTAACTACCTCACATACTGTATCAGGAAACCTAGAATCTTCTACCCTATTCAAGACCACCTGACCCACAGCCATTTGCCCTATCATAGATTGATTACCTGCTTCATGATAAATGTTAACTGCCATGCACATCAGTGCTGTCTCTAATATCATCAGCTATCTCCTTGAATTGTTCTATAATATATGTGTCGTGTTCCTCAGTATCGTCAAACTCCTCGTCTAACAATACTGTTCCATCTCTTCCTTTCATTGTTACCTCCTTTAATGTAATACTTCATAGTCAAACTCAGGATCATGCTCAACGTAACCTATTATCTTAGCATCAATAATAGTGTCGTGTTCTATGTCCCAATCACATTCCCTAGCAACTACTTCTGTGTTGGGTGCATCATGCTCCACCTTAATTATTATGTATGCCCATTTACTCATATGATAAGCTGAACAAATGCGTTCAATCCCATAGTCATAGTTATAA